TGGGGTCAACTAAACGCCACTGGTCATCATTCTTAACGGCTGTAAGAAACTCATCTGTGATTGTAATACCGTTGTGTAGGTTAAGACACTTACGGTTTAGATCACCACCAGTAGTCTTACGCATAGCAATAAACTCCTCCACCTCTGGGTGGCTGATGTCCATGTACGCTGCATAAGACCCCCTACGGGTTACACCTTGGTTGAAGGCTAACATCTGGCTATCAACTACGTGCATGAAAGGGATGCTACCAGTAGACTGACTGCCATTAGCAGTAGAAACGCCATTACTTCTAACATCACCCCAATATCCGCCCAAGCCTCCACCTCCACTTGCCAGCCATATGTTTTCATCATAGTGGTCAGATAAACCACGCCTTGAGTCAGGAACATAATTGAGAAAACAGCTAATAGGGAGGCCACGTGTGGTTCCCCCGTTACTAAGTATAGGAGTGCTAAAACCGAACCAACTCTTGCTTGCGTAGTTGTAAAGTCGCTGTGCAAGATCGTAGTCAGTAGCGCCTTGATACGTTGCACCAAAGACGGACGCTCTGGCAAAGGCTTCTTGGGCATGTGTCTCATCCTTCCACAAGTATCTGTCCTTAAGTGTCTCTAGTGAGAACACACTAAGGTCTTCATCTCTGTCGTAGTCAATCTGGATACCTAGGTAATCCTGTAGTCCTATCTTATTTATCACCCGGATGCTCCAGTAGGTAGTTCATCATTCGTTCTTCGTACCATCTAGCCTTGCGTAAATCTTCGATAGGCTTGCCCTTGTACTTAAATCTCCAAAGATACTTCAGGGCATTCCCATGTAAGTAGCCAATGTACTCATCATGTGTAAGCATACCTTTGATGGCATCAATGCACTCCATACCACCATTGTTGTAATGCTCTGGTCGGTTTACTGCGTCGTAGCTCTTAACCATAGCCTCCTCAGAGAACACTGGATGTTCGTTGGGTGCGCTGTCCTCGTCATCATAGTGGAAATGTTCTTTGGGTGCTGTCTTAGCATCATCATAGATACGGTTCCAAGCCTCAGCTATGCTAGCTTTACTGTTGCGCAGCCTATCCCATTCCTCTGGTGTTGCATTATCAATACTCATCTTGTTCTATCTCTGCTTCATCTTCATCTACAGCTTCCTCAAAGTCCTGTAAACGAATAATAAATTTATCTTCAAACCTGTCTAGTAGTTCCTCAGATGTAATGTCCAAGGCTTCCAGTAAGTCTTCGGGGTCATAGCGTTTAAGGATACGCTCTATTACTTCATCCATTGTTAGTGACATGGTCTACATACTCATCCACTGTGTAAAATTCAAAACCTTCTTTATGGCACCACTGGCCCATCGTAATCTTAGAACCCTTCCTGACCTTCTTGTTTGGGTCTGACAGGACAAAGATTAACTTGATGGGCTGTATACTGTCACGTATCGCTGTGTACTTCTGGGTATCTCCTGTCCTAAAGAAACCCTTAGTCTCAATGTAGTCACCAGTCTTCTTGTCTACAAAGTCTGGCTTGTACTTCCTGTGCATCACGTATGGTACATCGTAGGGTTCGTACAAGTATCTACGCTTAGGCGCTGCTTGTGCAAACTTCTTCTCCAGCCCAGATCGATAGATGCTAGTTCTCCGTGATCTCTTGGACTTTAGGCTCATTTACTACCTCCGTTAGGAATCTTGGGCCGGTTGAGTATAAGAATGTACGCAGCTTAGGATAGCAAGCATGCTTGAAGTGGCAATAAGAGCAGCCTGTAGCCAGCTTCATGTTACCAGACTTACCATCAGGAACAGGTTTGTGACACAGCTCAGGCGGCTCCTTCTGCTGTACCATCTTCTTGATGTGCTTGATACGTTCAGTGATGTCGCTCTTGAGAACCTCATAGACAGGAGCTTGCTTGTCCTCTAGGTCATACTTCAGGTAAGTCAAGTGACCATTAGCTTTGTCCATAGCAAGCCAGCCTACCTTTGTCTCACCCTCAGACTTAGCATATCCCTTGATCTGATCTACGTACCCAAAGGGGTCATCAAATGCAAGTGTAGCATCTTTGAACTTCTTGAATCCATAGGTGCTGGCAGACTTAACGTCAGTCACTATGCCATCAATCTTGCAGTCCATGCTACCTGAGATACCTTCTACCTCTGCGTGTGCTTGCTCGTGTGTCACTGTATGGCCTGCTAGTCTAGCAAACAATAGCAACATCTCCTCAATAAGATGACCGTACATGAACTTCACAAGGGTGTGAGGCTGCATCTTCTCCTTTGGCCCTACACTATTGTAGTGGTTCCAAAGGTAACGATCATCCTTGCCGATGTTGGACATGCGTAGCTTACGTGCATCGAACTTACCACGATCAGATCCTTACATGCTTCACCAAAGTCATCAATGATCTGCTCAGCGTCCACTGACTTGTCAGGTGACTTGAACTTTACAAGATCGTAGATGTCATCTATTAATGTGTTAGTTGTTTTCATTGAAGTCTCGATGTTTAACGAATTTAAGTTTTCTATCCCACGGATTAAAAGAAAGAACTCTAACCTTTTTCTCACGCTGCTCTTTAGTCAATGTATTTTTTACATAGGGGGCAGATCCTCTGCTATCCTCTTGAACAGTCTTCACATCTATCAGTAAGATGTCTTCTGTTTCTTTATTGTAAGCAATAAGATCTATTAGACCAGAACATCCTGCGTTCTTAAACACTTCGTAACCTTCATCCCAGAGCCACGTAACAGCGTAATACTCTGCTAGATCACCCAGCCTATTCTTGTCAGTGAGTGTCTGCCCAACTTTCTCCAACTTGGTATTCTCCTGTGAGTTTGCAGTTGAGTCCAAGTTCAATTCCAGCTGCTTCCAAACAGGAGACTGCAAGTCTTCCGTACTTGTCTGCTTGGGATTCTCTGACCTCTGCTTGTACTTCATCATGAATGTTTCCAACAAAATAATAATCTAAGTTCCATAGTATAGCATACTCCTGTAATAAACACAAGGCTTTTTTCATAACGATTGCACCGGCACTCTGAAGTAATGTATTCAGTGCTGCGTGTTCTGATCGTATGTGTAACTTCCTGCCGTCTAATCCATTGATCCGACCGCATGCTGCTTCTTGTGTAACTCTTCCTTTAAGATCTGCATATGCTGGGAGATTAGACATAAATCGTTCTCTAAGCACTCTACCAGCACTTGCGCCTCCCTGTGCCACCGTACCAAGTTTCGCATCTCCTGCTCCGTACAACAGTGCGTAGATGAAAGTTTTTGCCTGATCTCTTGATTCAAGTCCTGCAAGGTGTTGGTTAGCAGTGTGTATGTCTCCTCCAATGACTTCATTAGTGTACTCCTTATCGTCCATGTAGTGAGCCAACATGCGTAGCTCTAAGCCACTAGCGTCAAACCCTACAAGTTTGTACCCGTCCCTTGCAATCCAGCACTGTCGGCATTCTTTGCCATACGGTGAGTAGCTTGCAGGCACTTGGGCCAAGTTAGGTTTAGAGTGTGTCATCCTACCAGTGACAGCACCATTGGTATTCACATAGCCATGCACTCTATCTGTGTCTGGGTTAGCTTCATCTACCCACGACTGCACTTGAGCAACACGCTTTTGTAACATCAGGTACTCAGCTATCAACGCTGCCTGTGGTATGTCCTTAACAGTAGACAGGACTGACTCATCTACCATTGGCTGACCTGTGGGTGTTAGCTTGCAGGGCTTCCATCCAAAGTCAATTAGGTACTCACCTATCTGTTGTCGAGACCCAAGGTTAAATGGCTTCAAGGCTCGACGCATGAAAGGAGTCCTGTCCCCAGACTGTTGTACCTTCTGGTACTCATCGTCAGTAAGTCCTACCTTAGACAGGCTGCCGTCCTTCTTGGTCTTTGGCACTACCTGTTTAACGTCCACCCACTTAGGTTTGAATACCTCATGCACCTCATCCTCTACAGCCATCTTGCGTTCCTTCAGGGTAGCAAGTAAGTCAGCAGCATGTCGGACATCCAGCAGCCAGCCATTACGCACCTGCTCCTGTATGATCCACTGCACCTCATGCTCAAGGTCAATAGAGTCCTGACTGAACTTGATAAGCTCCATCCTGAGCTTGTTGTATGCCTGCTCTGTGACACGGACATCTTGGATGCAATACTCCACCATCTCAGGAGACAGGCAAGCCCAATCGTCATGGTCACCTTTACCACCAAAGTTAGCCAGCCTGTGTCCACCCTCACGCTGTGGGTTAGCAAGCCTTGATAGTACCAAGGTATCCACCACTCTACGCTTGTCCACTGTGATGTCCCATAGCTTATCAAGCACCGGCAAGTCAAAGCCTATAAGGTTATGTCCCACCACTGGGAACTCCCCTTCCAAGGTTGCAGCTAGGCTGTCCCTGTCGTAATGCTCCTGCACCTTACCGTCCTGAATGGTTACAGCAATCCAGATGGTGTCGGGGTCAAGGCCATTGGTCTCTATGTCTAGGAATAGATTAGAGTGCATTAGCCCTATCCTCCTGCTGCGGCTTAGGCACCTCACGCATCCTGCCTGTGATCTTGTCGTACTTCAAGTAGCAACAAGCACCAGTCAATCCAGCATAACGATTCTTAAGGATACGCACTGTGGTTGTATTGCGTCTGTCCTCGTCCTCATTCTGCTGGTCACGCTCAAGACCAATCACCATGTCGGATAGCTGAGCGATAGCCTGTGATCCACGTAGTTCACTTAGACTTATCTGCCCACCGTCCTCATGCGGCTTACCCTGAGTACGCTTAAGGTGTGACACAAGGAACAGACCTACACCTAGCTCCTGCACCAGTGACCTTAGCTTGGTCATGATAGCGTCGATAGCCTTACGCTCGTCACCGTTGTCCTGTGCTGACACAACGATAGATAGGTGGTCTAGGATGATCCACTTGCAGTCTAACGCTTTTGCCATGTAGCGCACACGAGCCAACAGATTATCTTCGCTTGTGCTACCCCAGTGGTCGAACAGATAGTACCGTCCTGTCCCCATCGTCTGCTCCCAGAATGGGAATGCAACATCAGGGTCTAGGTCTTCCTCCAAGTGCAAGGGACAGTCTGCTGCTACTGACATCACGCCCAGCGCAGTTCGAGCTACGTCCTCCTCTAAAGCTAGGATACCAATGTTGTCCTCCGTAGCGTTTAGTAGGTAGTACTCTAGCTCTCTGACTATCTGTGACTTACCCATGCCTGAGCCACTTGTGATTGTCACCAGTTCATATGGCCTGAACCCTTTGGTGTAAGTGTTCATACCTTGCCAAGGATAGGGCACTGAGCTGACCTTGATCTTGTTGGTGAGAGCTTCCCATGTATCGTTGCCTGAGATGATTCCATCCGGCTGATACACTTTAGCGTCCCACCATGCAGACACAAAGTCCTTCACACGTCTGGCCTGTAGCATCTCGTTGGCATCCTTTAGCGGGAGCCTAACGATCTTCAGCTTGTTAGGGCTGAACAGGTCTTTGACATCAGCCACAGCCTGCTTACCAGCCTTGTCGTTATCGAAGCACAGCACCACATTGTCGTACCCCTCGATCCACTCTAGCTGCTCCTTGATTTCCTTGGCTGCTGATGAGGCACCAGATCTCAAAGACACTACATCATATCTCCTGTCGAACATTTCTGCTACTGACAGACAGTCAACTTCTCCTTCTGTGATTGTCAAGAACTTACCGTTGCCTCTGCACGTCTGCTGACCAAAGAGTCCAACACCTTCAGTGCTACCAGTGGCGAAGAAGTCTTTGTTCTGCACTAGCCTAACCTTGGTGCCTTTGACTTCATCAGTGTCACAGGCGTAGTAAGGGTAGATGTGCTTGGCTATCTTACCTGTCGAGTCATACTCCACTGTCACACCGTACTTGGCACAGGTGGCTTTGGATATGCTTCTGTCAGAGATGTCAGCTACTACTCCAGTCAAGTCTAGCTTCCTCCTTAGTTCAGTTGGTTTAGTAGAGGTGACATTGCTGCCACCCGTACTAAAGTCATGGCAGGAGAAGCAATAGCTACCTCCATCTTCGTACACTGCCTTAGCGTCAGAGGAGCCACACGCATTGCATGGCTCATGGCGCACAAACTTAGAGTGCTGGATCGACACCTGCTACTCCTTCCACCTCTAGTATGCGAATACCGTCCATGTAGACAGGCACACCATGCACAGGGTGCGAAGCGCCATACTTAAAGGAGACACGGAACACACCGCTAGGTATCTCATCAGCTAGCGCAAGATCCACAGCACTCTTTCCGTACTCCTTCACTGCCGCTGCTGTAGCTGCTTCAATAGCTGCCTCCCTAATTGCTTCCCTAGCTGCTTCTCTAGCCTCTTCATCCTCATCTAAATAATCCTCAGTCTGTTCATTAGTGAGGATGAAGTCAGTCTGTTGCTGATGAATGAACTCAGACACAGCACGTATGTCCACACCTTTGCTGTCAATGATCTTCACAGGGTAGTTGCTTTTGAACTTACGCTGAACGATCTGCTCAGGCGGTTCACCGTATGGCTTCAAGCGTACACCCATGTTCTCAAAAGTCTGGGCATCTGTTTCGTTCAGTGTCACCAACACAGTGTAAGCACCAGTGTCTTTACCACGGTACTCCTCAGTGTTCTTGATGTGTACAAAGTTTGCTTTACCTTCAATTACCGGCATTTGGTTCTCCTATTGTTACCGATTGATGATAGTGATAGACAGTTAGGATTTTACAATTGTAAATTTCTTTTTGCTGTCTAACACTATAGTATTATACAGATGCCTGACTCAAGTGTCAATAGCATCGTGCAAAATAGTTACGTCATCTTCATCCTCCGTCATGTCAAATAGCGTTTGGTTGCTGGTGTGCAGGCACTCGTCACATAGGTCTAGGAACTCACCTGTTTGCTTGTCCTTCCTCAATGACTCGTAGTCCTCAAGCAATACATTACATGCTCTGCATCGCATTAGTGTATCTCCCCTGAACCAGAAAACAACTGATCGTGCATGGATTGTACCTCAGATAAAGGTCTGTTCTCCAAGTCTTGCATCATGTGGTCTGCACAGATGATGAGCATTTCACTCACTGGCATGACGTTGATGCGATAGTCTACAAGATCACGGCACATGCGCTCAATAGGGTCTAGCTCATTGGGATCTGTCACGTCTGCATCGTAGCTGTATGAATCACTCATAAAGATATTCCTCTAACCATTCATTAGTTGCTGAAGTCAGATGACCATACTGCTCGACTTCCCTTACGTATGTATCACCGTATTCCCAGCTATCATACGTCAATGGTGACTTGGCTGCAACAAACCATCGTGCGTAGGGATTGTCGCGCTCCTTCTTTACACTTTGGTATGTCTTAAGCACTCTCCACTCCCATCCCTTTGGATTCTTGAAGGTAGCGTAAGGCTTTGATACATCTACAGTTTTTCCAAACTTTGTTCTGTTACTCATTGCTTGCTCCTATTTATTTACAATTGTAACTTTTTTGTAGTAGGTGGTAACGATAGTCTGCAACCCAGCTACG